CTGATCTCTTTCACAAGACAGCGGGTAGCACCTCTGCTGCTGGACTTTCACTCAACGGTTCAATCGGTGGTGTCTACGATCTTCTCCGTGACTCAGACGGTCGTTGGTCGGCAGAACGCTTCCGTGGACTCATGTTCCAGATTGAGCGTGAAGCCAACACCATCGCCAAGGAAACTCGTCGTGGCAAGGGCAACTTCCTCGTCTGCTCGGCAGATGTTGCATCAGCCCTCGCAATGGGTGGATTCCTCCAACTCTCGCCAGGAACCAATGTCAACCTTGAAGTTGACGATACAGGCAACCTCTTTGCAGGAACCCTCAACGGCAAGATGAAGGTCTACATCGACCCATACATGGGACCAGGCAACGGAACCACTTCCTACGACTTTGCTTGCGTAGGATACAAGGGAACCTCACCATATGACGCTGGTATGTTCTACTGCCCATATGTTCCTCTACAAATGGTTCGCGCCATCAACGAGACTACATTCCAACCCAAGATTGGATTCAAGACTCGTTACGGCATGGTTTCCAACCCCTGGGTTGCTGTAAATCCAAGCACAGGTGCATGGGATGCTAACCGCACCGACCCATCACACGCAAATGCAATTCGTGTAAACCAATACTACCGCATCTTCCGTATTGCTAATCTTCACGGCTTGAATGCTGCTTCATCAACTGGTGTTTGATAGCAACAGTAGTGTAACAATCTAATGGAGAGGGGAGCCGAAAGGCTCCCCTTTTCAATTCTACATACTAATATGGCTGAATACGATATCTCACTCGACGGATTAAATATTGATCCAAATCTCAGAATTCCTGAGAACCAAAATCCAACGCAAAACACCTATTTTAAATTGGATTTTGTCAGGTTGCCAAATACCACCTACTTTTGCCAAGGAATAAACCTTCCCGCAGTAACAGTTGGTGATATAAAGCAGATGACTAGATTTGGCACGGCAATTGCACATCCAGGAACTTCAGTAAACTATGATGATCTTCGCGTTACATTTCTAGTAGATGAAGATTTTGCAAATTACGAAGAAATCCATGATTGGATGAAGAAACTCACTCCATTTACCGATTATACTGATGTGGAACCAAACTACAGCAAGTTGTTTAGTGATGCTACCCTCACAATACTAAATTCTGCAAAGGTTCCAAAACTAATCTTTACATTCAAGGGTTGTTTTCCAAAAACACTTGACTCTATCGAATATTCATCTACAATCACAGAGTCCGAGCCGATACCAATTTCGGCTTCATTTGGTTTTACAACATTTACTATCAAGAGAGTCTAATGAACCTCGCACAAATTCGTGAAATGGTTGAAGCCGATCTTAAGATCGACCAAACTAGTCTTGATGTTGAATCGCTGCGAACTCCACAGTTGCACAACAAATATCTCTGTCTCCTACATGACGAGACACTTAGTCTTACAGCCATTGAACACCAGATGCGCCGTCTCGCTCAAAACAAGCGTGAATGGTATACAGGTGTGATGAGCAAGGAAAAACTTGATGAGTTGGGTTGGGAACCCTATCAGAAGCGCATCCTGCGTCAGGATCTTGATGCCTATGTCGATGCTGATGGGGATATCCTTCATCTAGAGGCAAAGTTTGCTCTACAGCGTGAAAAGGTTAATTACCTATCATCAATCACGAAGCAGATTACAAGTCGTGGTTGGGATATCAAGAATGCCATAGAATGGAAGAAATTCATCAATGGAACGATTTAGACCTAATGATCCTGTAGACAGAATATGGTTGCGTCAGGCGTATATTCACGCTACACGCTCCTGTCTCTATGATCAGTTGGGTGCGCTCCTAGTTGAAGACGATGCCAATAGTCCTATTGCTGCTGCGTCAAATAACCTACCATTATCGGTCTGCTGTCCTGAAGAGGGATTACCAGAAATAGTTGGAGATTTTCATATCTCAAATTTCATTATGTCTCCTGTGGCTAAACTTATTAGTCATTGTGCAGGACGAGGATTTGGAATAGAATCAACCACACTATACAGTCCTGTGTTCTCACACCCACAGGATGCTCAGATGGTTGTAAATGCTGGTATCAAGAGAGTTGTGATACACAAGCCTGTTCAGGACATGTATTATGAAAAGACACCAGTTGAGAGCAAGGAAATTGCCCTCATGACTCTAGAGCAGTTCAAGATAGAAGTAGTTTATTTCGAAGAAAAGGTCTGTAACCCGCAAGAATTGACAGTTCGTATCAATGGAGCCACCTATGAACCATAAATATGTGTATGGATGTATTGAAGGTGGAACCTGTTGATTCTGTATATGTGAAAGTCCGATGTGAACGAAACATCGCGCGTGAACTTTCAGACTATTTCACATTCAAGGTTCCTGGTTACAAGTTCATGCCAGCCTACAAAAATAAGTTGTGGTCTGGTGACATTAAACTCTTCAACATCCATGCACAGACAATCTATCGCGGTCTTGTAGACTATCTGATCAAGTTTGCAAAAGATCGTAACTACGAGATTGATCTATCGGATTATCCTGTCAGAAATTCAGAGTATTTTCATGACGCTGGTAAGCGTTATATCGAAAGCCTGAATATCATGGCGAGTGGAAATCCTATAAAGCCACACGATCATCAGGTTGATGGATTTGTTCATGCTGTAAATAAAGAGAGATGTCTGCTACTCTCACCAACTGCAAGTGGCAAGAGTCTGATTATCTACTCACTCATGCGTTTCTATCTGAAGAAACTACAGAGTGAAGGCAAGAAGATCCTTATCATTGTTCCAACAACTTCGCTTGTCGAGCAGTTGCGTTCTGATTTCAAAGACTACTCCTCTAGCAGTTCTTGGAATGTTGAAGACAATGTTCACGCAATCTACGAAGGTCGTTCAAAGGACACAGATAAGTCTGTAGTGATCTCTACATGGCAGAGCATCCACAAGTTGCCAAAACACTACTTTGCTCAATTTGGTATGGTTGTTGGAGACGAGTGTCACCTTTTCAAAGCACAGTCACTTACAAACATCATGACTAAACTTGATGACTGCAATATTCGCATTGGAACAACAGGAACTCTTGATGGAACCACGACTCACAAGTTGGTCATTGAAGGCTTGTTTGGCAAGGCTTATTCTGTAATCACTACAAAGGAGTTGATGGAGCGCAAGATTGTTTCAAATCTAAAGATTGATGCAATCATGCTTGGTTATCCCGAAGAAACTAGGCAGGAGATGAAGAAATCTACCTACAACGAGGAGATGGCTTGGCTCATTGCAAATCCAAAGAGAAATACATTCATAACAAGACTAGTCTCTAATCTAAAGGGAAATAGCCTTGTTCTCTTTCAATTCGTTGAAAATCACGGCAAAGTTCTCTATGAGATGCTCAAGCGAGAGGTTCCTGACAGAGAGGTATTCTTTGTCCACGGAGGAACTGCCACAGAGGATCGTGAAATGATCCGTAAGATTATGGAGAAGAACGACAATGCAATCATCGTGGCTTCCTATGGAACCTTCTCCACAGGCATCTCTATCCGCCGTCTACATAATATCGTCTTCGCCTCTCCATCGAAGTCTCGCATCAGAATCCTGCAATCAATAGGCAGACAACTGCGTCTGTCTGAACACAAGAGTCTAGCGAAACTTTACGATCTAGGTGACGATCTATGTTGGAAGAGTAGAAAGAACCACACATTCCTACACTTCATGGAACGGTTGAAGATATATGAGTCGGAAAATTTTGAATTCAAGACAATCAAGATAGATCTATAGGAGTTATTATGAACTACATTGAACCTGAACCACAGTCAAATGATGATGAGTTAACGATAAAGATGCTCAAACTAAAGACAGGTGAGCAGATTATTGCAAACATCTATGATGAGGATGAAACCACATATCAGGTTCAGCGTCCAATGGCACTAATGACCTCAACAAAGGCGCAAAGAGCCACATCTAGAATCGAACAGATCTACCTACAGGATTGGCTTCAATATTGCGAAATCGAAGATAAGATCACGGTTCGCAAAAGCGATGTCCTAGCAGAGGCCGTTCCTCTACCACAGATCATCATGCTCTTCAAGCGAGAGGTCGAGTTACAAAACAATCCCCTATACAAGGTTTTATCAAAGGAAAACCTTCCTAGAATCGTAACCGACGAAAAAGAGCCAAAAAATATTTCAGATCTTTTTGGCGGAATCGAAGATGTAGAGGGTATAAGCGAAAACGGCGTTACCGTTCAGTTTTATATTCCGAAGCCTATTTTCAAGGAACTGCTCCGCGAAGGGCTAATTGAGGACATCAAGGATATCATTGAAGAGGCTCTCGGAAACGACAAGAGCAACGATGATTGGGATGATGACTCTTCAGAGGACGATTCTGATGGGTGGGATGAGAAGGAAGACACTAAGGACAACTAAGTCTTACTAGAGATCTTCATTGACACCGAACACACTATTTATACCCGTTGTCAATAGCCTTTCAAGTTATTTCTTCTACGATTCTTGAAAAAAGTATAGTTCGTCTAGACTTCCAACCGATTTATGCTATAGTGTGAAACGGAGGTAAGATGACGCAAAAGAAGAAAAAGAGAGAACGCGCAAAGCCCTCTCCTACCCATTACATAGACAACAAACGCTTCTTTGACGAGATTTCTATCTGGAAAAAAGCGGTAAATGACGCTGAAAATACTGGAGATCCGCCTCCACCTGTCACCGAGTATATCGGAAAATGTTTCCTAGACATTGCCGAACACCTATCCTATAGACCAAACTTTATCAATTACGCCTATCGTGAGGAGATGGTATCGGACGGTATTGAAAACTGTCTGATGTATGCATCTAATTTCGATCCAGCAAAATCAAATAATCCATTCTCCTACTTCACGCAGATCATATACTATGCTTTCCTTCGCAGAATTCAAAAAGAGAAAAAGCAATCGTATGTAAAATATAAAAGTCTTGAACTTGCCGAGATGGATTCGCGCACACCGAAGTGGTTAAAAGACGAAATATTCCGAGAAAATCTGAAGGAACAATGTGCAAAGAATCTTTCTTTAACTGAAAATGATATTGAGAAGTTTGAGCCAAAGAAAAAGAAGAAGAAGAAAAAGGCTCAATCGAAAAAGTCGCTTGATATTTTTATGGAGGAAGAATGATTCTGCTCCTCACGGATCTTCATTTCGGAGCGCGTAATGACTCTCCCCTGTTCCTAGAACACTATCTTGAGTTCTTTGAGACAATGGTCTTTCCTTACATGAAGGAAAACAATATCAAGGAAGTAGCCCATCTTGGCGATCTCTTTGATAGACGCAAGTATATCAACTTCAACACGCTCACAAGCGTTCGTAAGCGTTTTCTTGAACCACTCGCACAAACAGGCGCGAAGGTTCATTTTCTCATTGGAAATCACGACACATATTGGAGAAACACGAACGAGGTTAATTCTGTTCGTGAACTCATATCCCACTATTCAAATTTTCATGTCTACGAAAAGCCCCAACTTGTAAATATCGGTGGAGAGGATATTGCTTTCCTGCCGTGGGTAAACAAGTCAAATGTTGATGAGTCGCTTGAATTCATCAAGACAGCAAAGGCCAAGTTTCTATTTGGACACCTTGAACTTGACGGCTATCAGGTCATGAACGGCATCCAGCATGACGGTGGAATGTCTCCAACGCTTTTTGAGCGATATGAAGGTGTGCTGAGTGGACACTTTCACTATCGTCAGCGCAAGGGCAACATCATGTATCTTGGAACTCCTTACGAGATGTTCTTTTCAGACATCAATCAGAAAAAGGGGTTCCACCTTCTGGATCTACAGAGTAGGTCAATGAAATTTGTAGAAAATCCAAAAAAGATGTTCTACAGTTTCCAATATGATGAGGAGACTGCAAAGCAGGAACTTACAGACGGAAGCCTTGAGCGGTTCCGAAACAAGTTTGTAAAACTGATGGTTTATGAGCGCGGAAATCCAAAGACATTTGACGATTATGTAAATGCGTTAATCGGTATTGGAACGATTCTTTCGGTTGTCGAAGGCGTAGTCGAGGTTAAAGCCGACGAAGAGCCTGTAGATATGAGTCGTTCTACTCTAGAACTCATTCAGGATGCCGTGGACGGTCTACAAGGCATCAAGAATCCCTCTAAATTAAAGACAATTATCAAGGATCTTTACGCAGAAAGTCTGACACTCTAAAACCATAAATAAAGGTTGGAGAGTGCTATGAACGAAGATCTCAGACAATGGTTCAACCCCAAACACCCAAAAGGCGGGTGGAAACGCATTGATTCCAAGGGAAATGTAGTTGGACCTTGTGCGCGTGAACCAGGCGAACCAAAGCCCAAGTGCATGTCTAACGAGAAGAGAGCGATGCTATCAAAGCGAGAGAGAGCCGCTGCTGTTCGTGCAAAAAGAAAGCATGATCCAGATCCCGAAAGGACAGGAGAGCCAATCATGGTTTCTAATTTTGGAAAAGGTAAGATTAGTGAGGAGAACGAGGCGGTAAACAAAGAACTTTGGGCTAAAATCCAAGACTTGACTGCTGGAAGAATCTCAAGCATGGAACACAATGGAGAAACCATTACTGGTCCAAATGATGGAAAGGGATTTGATGTTCACCCGTCAGCCTACTCAAATGGTTGGGCTTCAAAGTTATACAAGAGACTTGGTGGAACTTGGAGAACAAAGAATGAATCTCTACAGTTCTATGACTTCATTCAGATTGATGAAGTCTCTCCACCCGACTATAAGTTGACGAAGTTTACTCATAGACCTGATATCCGTGCTGACTTCCGTAAGCGTTACGGTGATGATTGGCAAGCAGTTCTCTATGGCAAGGCTTGGAAGAATTTTAAGTTGAAGAAAAAGCGTGGCGAGGTTCGCAAGCCAAGTGCCAAGCAGAAGGCAAAACTAGTTGCAATGAAGGCTCAAGATGTTGTTGAAGACATCTATGTTAGTGATTCAACACCTACTCCCGATGATAGTAGAGAATCTATCAAAAAGATCCGTGATAAAGAAAAAGATATCGGTGGTAAAATGAAGATGTTAGGTAGAAAAGGGAAAATCTCCAAAGGTGAACATTTAGGTAAAATTCATAAAGACTACGATCTTCATCGCCATACTGTCACAAATCCTGCAAAAGGAAAAGCAGGAGATATGGGTCACGAACCAGAACACGATACACATCACTACAGCGTTGTTCATAGAAAAAGTGGAGATGTTGCGGGAGAAATTGAGGCTCATGGTGGAGATATTGATAAAAAGACAGGAAAACATATAAAGGGTAGAGGTGATAAAGCCGTTCAGATCAAATGGGCTAAGGCACATCCTGATCACAGCGCAAAAAAGATTGGTCACTCTCTACATGCCGCTGCTTACAAGCATCTTCATAGCCGAGGACATAATATAGTAAGCGATACAATTCAGAGTCCAGGTGGAGCAAGTATATGGAAAAGGCTACGAAAAGATCCTTCGACAAAAGGCAGTATGAAGTTTCATGGTGGTAAAAAGCCATTGGCAGCACATAAAGTTCCTGATGAAAAGATATGGAATACAAAAGATGACGCTGATCAAACCCATTTAGTTCTTCACGCAAAAAAACCAAAGAAGACTGTTACCCGCGAGGCTACTGAAGCAAAGCCATATAAAGGTTACAATCCTGAAAAGAATCATCCTGAAGGTGGATTAAAACCATCATATGCAAAAAAGTTGGGTATTCATGCAGGAGTTGAAACAAAGAGAGCCGCAGAACGCGCTGGTGGTTTTGGTAAGTTGAAGGGTAAGGTTGCAAAGAGAAGAGACTCTTTCTGCTCTCGCATGTGTGGAATGAAGCGTGAAAACACAAGCGCAGAGGTTGCTGCTGATCCAAAATCAAAAATCAATGCATCACTTCGTGTTTGGGGTTGCAACTGTTGACTTGACATAGCCCGATCACGGGTTACAATTACTATACATTATGATTAAATTTGAAAAACTTCGCTACAAGAACTTCCTATCAACAGGACAAAACTTCACAGAGATTCCGCTAAACAAGGTTCAGCGAACTCTTATCTGTGGAGAGAATGGTGCTGGCAAGACAACCTTGCTAGATGCTATTACTTTCTGTCTGTTTGGTAAGCCATATAGAAACATCAACATTCCTCAACTTGTAAATTCTATCAACAAGAAAGACTGTATTGTCGAGTTGTGGTTTACAGTCGGTGAGGATGAGTATCGAATCTACCGCAGTCTTGCTCCAAAGAAATTTGAGATCTATAAGAACGACACTCTTATGGAGCAGGACTCAAAGTCAAAAGACTATCAGAAGATGCTTGAAGAGCAGATCCTGAAGATGTCATATAAGGCTTTCTGTCAGGTTGTGATTCTTGGCAGCACAAACTACACACCATTCATGCGTCTTGTTGCTGCCGACCGCAGGGCTATTGTAGAATCTCTCCTAGACATCAATGTCTTTTCAATGATGAATACAATCTTGAAGGGAAAGATTTCAATTCTTCGCGAAGAGATTGAAGAGAAGAATTCTTCCATCAAGATTCTGAATGAAAGAATAAATGGTCTAGATCGTCTGATAAAAACTGTTACAGACTCAAGCGATAAGTCAATTGAAGGTTATAAGACCTCAATCTCGGAATCTGAACAAGAGATACTTGATCTAGAGTCAAACAGGACTCCACTACGGGATCAGGTGAAAACTCTGCGAGAAACAACGAAGGCAAAGAAGACTATCAAGGAAAACATCGACGGTGTAAAGACCGAACGAGCAAATGTTCTTGCTACAATCAAGCAACAGCAAGAGATTGTGACATTCCTTCAGGGTCACGATGAAAGCACCTGTCCTATGTGCAAGCAGGGAATTGATCCTGCACACAGGGATAGTTCTGTCGAGGCGGCACAGGGTAAGATCGCCAAGGCAAAAGAGGCTTTGGCTGTTGCAGATGATCTTTTATCCAAGTTTCAGAGCAAAATCTCTATTATTGAAGAGACAGAAGATCAGATTCAAAAACTTGAGAACGAGATATCTGCAATAGAGACAAAACAAAAGACACTAAAATCATACATCGGTAAGATTGAAAAACTCATCACCGAAAACGAAGAGAAGAGACAGAGCCTTGAAAGCGACACACAGAATCTAGCAAAGACTCGCGAAGAAAAGACAGAGGCTGAAAACGACATCAAGTCGCTCGTAGAGGACATGGAATATTATGATGTTGCTGGTGTTCTCCTCAAAGACAACGGAATAAAGGCAAAGATCATCAAGCACTATCTTCCTATCATGAATAGGACGATTAACAAGTATCTTGGTGCTATGGACTTTTTTGTTCAGTTTACTCTTGATGAAAATTTTACCGAATCTATCAAGAGTCGTTATCGCGACGAGTTTTCTTATGAATCATTTTCCGAGGGAGAAAAACTGAGAATAGACCTTTCCCTCTTGCTTGCATGGCGAGAAGTTGCTAGAATGAAGAACTCAGTCTCATGCAACCTACTCATTCTTGACGAGGTATTTGATTCCTCGCTAGATGCAAGTGGTATGGATGAACTGATGAAGATCATTCAGAACATGGGCAAGGCGAACAATATTTTCGTCATCTCCCATAAGGCAGATCAACTCGTAGAGAAATTTCAGGAAACAATCACTTTCGTCAAGAAGAACGACTTTAGCCAAATGGTAAAAACATGAAGCGTAAGATCATTATTCAAAAGGGCGACAACATTGATACCATTGTCCGTGGT